ATTTATTTCCGTCGACTTAAATTAACCAAATTAAAAAAGTTAAAAGAAGCAAGCGATACACAAGAAAAAAACAAGGTTGAATAAAATTTAAACTCGAGAAAAGAATGAAAAACAAAAAAGAAAATTATTTTGGAACTAAACAAACTATTTTGACAGTTGATCTTGGAACTACCACTGGCTGGGCGATTAGGAATGAGTTTGGCATCACCAGCGGTAGCATAAGCTTCAAGCCAAGTCGGTTTGAGGGAGGTGGTATGAGATATTTGCATTTTCAGCGCTGGTTAAATGAGCTGCCAAAGGTGAATATCGTGTATTTTGAGGAAGTGAGAAGACATTTGGGAGTTGATAGTGCTCATGCCTATGGTGGATTTTTAAGCCATCTCACCTCATGGTGTGAGATGAACAAAATCCCCTATAGCGGCATTCCAGTTGGTACAATCAAACGCTTTATCACTGGTAAAGGTAACGCAAGTAAAATAGAGGTAATTAAAGCAGTTGAGGCGCTAGGACATAACCCAATTGATGACAATGAATCTGACGCTCTGGCCTTACTGCATCTAGCGATGCAGGAAGTTTCATCTGCAAAAAAAAAGATTTATCAGGAGGTGAAGAATGAGAACTAACTTAAACGACAATGTTTGTCAATCTGCAGCAGAAACTGAATGGACCGCTAAAATGGTGGAAGAATATTTTTTGGAGGTGATATTAACTCTCAAGAAACTTCCACCAGTTAAGCAAAAAGGCTATTTTAACGCATGGCCGGATATAATCTACAGCCCAAACGAAATAATGTTTCAGGAGAAAGTGCCGATTAGGTTGAGGGCTACTCCTGAGGCTATTTCAAGGCTTGAACAAACTTTTGAGTGGATGACATGGATAGGAATCGATGAACGTAAATTGATCTGGAAAAGAGCTGCAAATGCTGACTGGAAAAGTATTTGTTGGGAGCTCGGATGTAACAGAAGCACTGCGTGGAGGAAGTGGAATATTGCCCTAAAAAAGATCGCCAAAAGGCTAAATTTTCAAAACTTAAAATGACGCTGTATCCTTTGTGTACGTTTATGTACGCATAAGGTTATTAGCTAAAAATAGTGCTATACATTTGCACCAATTTTTGATATAGTTTTCAGTATGATCGCCAAGATTATGTGTAACGGACAATTCTAACCAAATCACAAAAATTATGTCGTTAAATATTTCCATTGAATCAGATTTAAAACAGTTTCACAGGCAGTTGAGCAATTTGGAGCGACATGCTTATCCCAAAGCGATAGCACACACACTCAATCGCATTGTAAGCAGCGTTAAATCAGCATCTGGGAAGCATGTAGCACCAATGATGAATGCCAAGCAAGCTGATATTAAGCGCCGCATGTTGGAAGATAAAGCTTATCCTAAGAAATTATGGGCAAGCATTATTGCTAGCGGCAGTCCGCTGAAGTTGATAGCATTCAAAGCCAAGCAGGCAGCTAAGGGTGTGGTGGCCAAGGCATGGGGTGTGAACAAGCTATACAAGCACACATTCATAGCACCAGTGCGGCATGGTAGCAGCAACATGGCTGTGTTTGTGCGCAAGAGTAAGAATAGCCTCCCAGTTAAGCAGCTATGGGGACCAGGTATAGCACAGTTGTTCAAGAAACCAGAGAACATTATCATCATGCATTCTGTAGTAGCAAATCGGTTACCGATAGAGCTTCGAAATAATCTCCAATTCTATACAAAAAACGAAATAAAACGATAGGTACTCCAGGCGGGGTGCGGCCTGCGGGGTAGCGTGGCCGCGAAGGATTCCTAGATTTAGAACTTTTAACTTCATTTCTATTTGAGCCTTAAACCGTCACATCACCCTACTGAAAGGTTTATAAACGCTATGATTTGTGTTTTCTTAGAAACAGAAATACCCCCATAAAACCGCTTCTATTTCTATAACCAAGCTAAACTAATTTAACTAGTCAATCACAGGAATAAAATATGAAAGTTGAACTCATCGAGATTAGCAAGATAATTCCCTATGCCAATAATCCAAGAAAAAATGAAGCAGCAATAGCGAAAGTAGCGGCCTCAATTCAGGAGTTTGGATTTCGCCAACCAATTGTGGTGGATTCAGAATTTGTAATTGTCGCTGGTCATACTCGCTTATTAGCCGCTAGACAATTAGGATTAGCAGAAGTGCCAGTTCATATTGCGAATGGTTTAACTGAAGCGCAAATCAAGGCCTATCGCATTGCAGATAACCGCAGCAACCAAGAGGCAGAATGGGATGATGAGTTATTGGCTATTGAACTTGGTGATTTAGAGGATAAAGGATTTAATTTGGAGATGACAGGCTTTGATGCTGAGGAACTAGACAAGCTGATGTTACCAGCACAAATATCAGGCTTAACCGAAGATGATACAATTCCTGCAGTTGAGGAAAAATCTATTACCAAGCCAGGTGATTTATGGGTGTTGGGTAAATATCATCGCTTGCTATGCGCTGACAGCACTAAGCCTGAATCTATTGAGCAAGCGCTTTGTGGTAATATGGCAAGCATGATATTTACAGATCCTCCATATAATGTTGATTATAGCAACGATGATGGTGACAAAATCTGTAACGATAACCTTGGTAATGGATTTTATGAGTTTTTGTTGGTAGCTTGCAAAAATATGCTCAAAGTTTGTTCTGGTGCGGTTTACATTTGCATGAGCGCTTCTGAAATTCATAATTTACACAAGGCATTTAAGGAAGCTAAAGGTCATTGGTCCACTTTTATCATCTGGGTCAAAAACCACTTTGCACTCGGTAGATCAGATTATCAGCGTCAGTATGAAACTATTCTATATGGCTGGGGAGAAGGAAATAAACATCATTGGTGTGGCGATCGAAATCAGAGTGATGTTTGGAACATTGCTAAACCTAGTAGTAACGATTTACATCCAACAATGAAGCCTGTTGAATTGGTTATGCGCGCTATTGAGAATTCTAGCAAACTTGGCGATATAATTTTAGATCCATTTGCTGGTTCTGGTACTACGCTAATTGCCTGTGAAAAACTAAACCGTGCAGCCAGATTAATTGAAATAGATCCAAAATATTGTGATGTGATTGTTAAACGCTGGCAGGAATTTACCGGTAATATAGCGATTCACGGTAAATTATTAAAACCATTCAATGAAATAGCTAAAGAGGAGAAATAATCATGTCAACAACTACAACACCATCGTATCCGGCATCGACCATTGCTAAACTACTAGATATTACTGAGCGTAGAGTGCATCAGCTAGTTAAAGATGGCATCCTTCCTAAAGCTAGCAGAGGCAATTACGAACTTGTACCAAGTATTAAAGGTTATATTAAGTATTTACGCGACAGATCATTAGGAGCTGTAGATATGGAAGAAAACAACCCCAATATTGCCAATGAAAGAGCTCGTTTAATCAAGATGCAAGCCGATAAATTAGCAATGGAGATAAATGAAGAAAAAGGAAAGCTATTAGATGCAGAAAAAGCGACTAGCGCTTGGGATAACTTAATAGCTCGTTGCCGAGCAGTGCTTTTAGGGGTACCAAATAGATTAGCAAATCAAATCGTAGCAATAAATAACGCGCAAGAAGTTGCTCAAATCCTGAAAAAAGCAATTTATGAAGCACTTGAAGAATTATCAACAACTGAAAATATAGGAGAGCCACTAGATGAAACTCAAGACGAAACTCAATATGAAATTGAAAGCGATGCTGAATAAGATAAAGAATTACTTTATCAAGTTTGTGAATAAGATAAGAGGTTTTATAAATGGAAGATCAACAATTGAAAAGAATTATGCAGGAGAGAATACGCAAAATCACTCCACCGCCAGAACTGAAAGTAAGCCAGTGGGCAGACAAATACAGAAGGCTAAGCTCAGGGGCAAGCGCAGAGCCAGGTAAATGGCGAACAAGCAGAGCTGTCTACCAACAAGGGATGATGGATGCTGTTAATGAACATAGAGTTAAAGAAATAGTATTCATGACTTCTGCTCAGGTTGGTAAAACAGAGATTCTTAACAACATCATCGGTTATTTTATCCATCAAGATCCATCGCCCATCCTTCTCATTCAATCGATTTTGGATATGGCTGAGAGCTGGAGTAAACAAAGATTCGCGCCAATGATTCGTGATACTAAAGTATTAACAGAATTGATTGGTGACCCAAGGACTCGTGATAGCGGCAATACTCTGTTACATAAACAATTTCCAGGTGGGTCTATTACTATGGCTGGCGCTAATAGTCCCTCATCACTCGCCAGTCGTCCTATCAGAATTGTATTGCTTGATGAAGAAGATCGTTATCCAGCATCAGCAGGATCTGAAGGTGATCCAGGTAGTTTAGCGCAAAAGAGAACAACAACCTTTTGGAATCGATTACTAATTGCAGCTTCAACTCCTGGTCTTGAAGGACAAAGTAGAATAGCGGCACGTTATTTGCAAAGTGATCAACGCAAATATTATGTGCCATGTCCTGAATGCAAGAAGTTTCAAACTTTACAATGGTCAAATTTAAAATTCGATTCTACAGATCATAAAATAGCTCCACAGAATGTATACTATGAATGTGAATATTGCGCTGCTCAATTAAATGAAAGCGATAAGTTTACAATGCTGAAGAATGGTGAGTGGAGAGCTGAAAAACCTTTTAATGGAGTCGCTGGGTTTCATATTTCTGAGCTTTATAGCCCATGGGTTAAATGGTCAGAGATGGTTGAGAATTTCTTAAAAGCCAAACGTCTGCCAGAAACACTACAAACATGGGTAAATACATCACTTGGTGAAACTTGGAAAGAAGAAACTGAGGGTGTTGATTCAGATTCTTTAATCAACCGTAAAGAAAACTGGGGCAAAATTGCTCCTAAAGCTGTAGTTGTTATAACCTGTGGTGTTGACGTACAAGATGATCGTATAGAAGCTGAGGTTATTGGCTGGGGGTTGGAGGAAGAAAGCTGGTCATTACAATATCACATTCTACATGGAGATCCAGCTCAATCTAAAGTCTGGAGAGATCTGGACAATGTTATAAACCAAAATATCCAGCATGAAAATGGCACAACTGTAAGAATTTCTTCTACTTGCATTGATTCTGGTCATCATACTGAATCAGTTTATGAATATTGTAAGGCTCGAGAGATGAACAGAGTATTTGCTATTAAAGGGAGTAGCCAGGCAGGCAAAGCATTAGTTAGT